TGCTATTATTCAGGTTGGCTAACTAAGCCTGGAAAGCAAAACGCAGACATAAATGATACCGATATTCAAGGATTCATGAGCGCGATGAGCGGATTAGATTACAACAAAGGTCTTGATTTAATTTTACACACTCCAGGCGGCTCACCAACAGCATCCGAAAGCATTGTAAACTATTTAAGGAGTAAGTTTTCTGATATCCGAGTAATTGTTCCGCAATTGGCAATGTCCGCAGGAACAATGATTGCTTGCTCTAGCAATCAAATCGTTATGGGACAGCATTCCAGTCTTGGGACTGTTGACCCTCAAATCAACGGAGTTCCTGCATATAACATAATCCAAGAATTTGTAGAGGCGAAAAAAGATTTAGCCACTTCACCTGAAAATTATTCTTATTGGAAAATGACCCTTGAGAAATATCCTTTAACAATTGTGAAGATCGCCTCTGATGCTATAAAGCTATCTGACGATTTATTGAGTAAGTGGCTATCTAAATATATGTTTTCTACTGTTGAAGAAAACGAAAGAAAAACGAAGGTCAAAGCTATTTCAGCAGCGTTAAATGAAAATGATAATTCTAAGACGCATGGAAGGCATTTTAACATTGATTTTTGTAAAGAAATAGGTTTAAATATCTATGCTTTGGAAGATGATAATGTGCTGCAAGACTGTGTTTTGAGTTTGCATCACGCATACACATTTACGCTCTCTTCAACACCAGCAATTAAAATAATCGAAAATAATAGCATGAAGTCTTACATATCTCATGTTTTATAAGCTACGATTGGAGGTATCATAATGGATTTAAGCATTGAAGATATCAAGGAAGTTTATGCAAAGCTTGGAATCTCTGTAGACCAAAATGGCGAAAAAGGAAATTGTGATTTTGGGTCTCTAAAAAGTGATTTCTCACAGTTTGGCATTTACACCGAAGGCGGTTTTAATTTTACTAACAACACCAATTTTAACAGCAAGCAACGATAAAAATATCCCCGGAGCGAACGCCCCGGGGATAACTATTATTCAACTTTCACGGAGCAGCCCAACTGCCGAAGTTTTCTCGAAATTTCCTCCGCCCTGCTCTGGGCGACGGAGATCTCGGCGGTAATCCTGACCTGCTTTTCAGGAGCCACAAGCGCCCGGAACCAGTCCATATTCTTGCCGAACCTGGCGAGCCAGTGCTCGGGGTCGCCGTGGTTGGAAGCGTAGTCACGGGCGTAAGCCTCCTTGTGGCTGATGATGTTTCCCGGCTTGATTGTCGGGTAGTTCTTCATGAGCCGCTGGCAGAGGTCGGCGGCAAGCCCGAAGGCCTCCTCAAAGTAGGCGCGGTCGTTCAGCGTGTCCTCGGCGATCTCAATCTGTATGTACGCCGGAGAGTAGTTGTAACTGCCTTTTGAGCCAGAGCCGCAGCCCCAGCAGCAGACGTTCCAGGGGAGCAGCTTAGCCGCTTTCACTTCGCCGTTCTTGTCCTTGCCTATGACCGCGTGCGGGCAGACATTGCTGTCCGGGCGGTCGAAGTAGTTCCTGTAGGGATTCTCACCGCAAATTTCCGGCGCGTTGACGTAGCGCTTGAGGTTCGGATTGTTCGCCCCGGTGCTGTGGATTATGATACCTGCCGGGCTGCCTGTCGGCATGGGGCGGGCGGCTTTGAACGCTCCATTGTTCCGGGCGTATGCTTCAAATGTTATCGCCATCGTTGCTGCCCTCCTTATCCGTATTCGCCTTCTTCTCAATATCGCCCCTGATACGCTTCGCAAGCTTCATCAGGAACGGTGGGAGCTTCACGCCTATATCTATCATATTCTCCAGGACGGATATCACCTCGTTGCACATGAGCCACGCGCAAACGACGATCGCGCACACGAACGACACCTCAAGCTGAATCCCGATGTTGTTCGCAGCGTATGTAACGAGCCAGTCCATCACGCCGCCGACCACCACGAGCAGCCACATGCAGACCTTCTTCACGATTCCCCGGAACGACTTGTAGCTGCTTATCTTCTCGCTGCGGTACTTTGCCGCCGCAAGCCCGGTTCCGTAGTCTATAAGCTGGAGCAGCACCAGCAGCAGGAACGGCACGGCTACCACGCCGAGCCACGCGAACAGCGCCGAAAGCAGCGCCGTGAAACCGATTTTTTCAAGTTTGTCCATTTATTCCTCCATTCCCGCGAGCACCGCACGGAGCTGTGCCGCTTCTTCCTCAAGCGCCTTGAGCCTGCTCTTGTCCTCGGCAGTGCCGACGCCTGCGACTATTGCCGCAAGCGGGCGTATTCTTGCCCGGTCGATTTCGGAAAATCTCCGGGATATCTTGGCGGCTCTGAGCCGATTTTCCCGAGCGGCGCGCTGCTCGTCTGTTTCGCGCGGCTCGATTATATCGTTACAGGTCTGCGACATATGCGTATCCTCCTTCTACTGCCTTGATGTCCGTTATTGTCCTCATGCTGGGACGTAAATCCAGCGTATCGATGTCGTTTGTGGTGCGCATCTGGTAGTAGCGCTGGCACTTCGCGAGTTCCGTCGCAGGGTCGGGCGGGACGAACGGCGTCGCCAGTGAACCGCCCTCCAGCTTCGCCCATGCGAGTTTCAGGGAGTTCCCGGCTTCGGTGCCCTTGTTGAACCCGATGGAGACTGCGGAGATGTATTCGCCATCTGGCAGGTCGACCGATACCTTGTTCACTCCCTCGCGAAGCGCCAAAGTATAGTAGCTGTCAACGTAGTCCCCGGCTGCGGTCACAGTGCGGATACGCGCGGCCCATACTCCGGATACCTCCAGAACGTTCAGCGAGAGCGTGTACTTTCCGGGAGCAAGCGGGAATTCGTTGTTCTGCCAGAACGCATGGGTATTTGAAGTCAGCGTTGCTGTAGCAGTCAGGCGGATTCCATTGGTTTCCGGAGCAGCTTTGCACTTATCAGTGGAGATGTACCACCTGTCCACGGTGTAGCCGGTGGAATACTCGTTCTGTCCTCGCTGATTTACCCGGAAATCCGGATTGTCAAGCTCATTCTTGCCGCTCAGCGTATTCCAGTATGCCTTCTCATCGGCTGTGACGTGGATATCCGCGTTGCCCGCGTGCGCTTCTATGGCGGCTCTGGCTACGCTGTCAGCACCCGAGCCGCCGGACTGTGTTGACGACGCCTTAAAAGGGCTCGTGCTGTAATCGCTCCCGATGAGCTGCACCGAGCCGGTGCCCATAAGGTACACCGTACCGTTCGCGCCGTAAACGCCAACGGACTGCCCCGCAGGTATGCTGACCGTGCCGTCAGCTCCGGGCGTTACGGCGGGAGCAGTGGACGCGTACACCGTTGCAGTGCCGTCGTTCCTGAGCCAGGCGTTCGTCCCGCCGCTGTAATCTGCCCTGATTTCCGCGCCCGAAAGCGCTATCGTCTTTGATGTCATGTGTTACCTCCTATTTTGTATTTTTTCATTAAGTACGCTGAGTTGTTACGCACCGTTGCTTCATCGTGATATTGAGAGCCAAAAGCGCACATATAAAAATTGCTGCCACCTAATTCATGTTCCGAGGGAATCACCCCTCCTCTGCTTGAATAATTTAGAAGCATATTACCGCTGTAATTTCCGCGATATACGCTGAGCTGCGTACCTACAAGCACAGAATCAATATACAGGTATGCCTTGCCATTGTCCCGCGTATAGCAAACTGTGTGAATTTCCGAAGAATCCGCTTCGGAAATTATATCGCAGATAATGGCTGAAAACGATAATAGGTTCCGTTTGTCTGCCAAACATAAGCTGAATAAATCGTAACCATAATTGGGTCTGTCTGGCGCTATCTTTTTAGTAATAAGCGGAATCCATGTTTCTGACGAAACCTGCTTAAACTCCACGTCAGTCACACAATAAACCGTATTCGGCTCATCGCAAATAAGCGAACCATACTCCCCGGGATTAAAATGCAAAGCGCTACCGTTTTCCGAGCCTCCGGAAAGCGTGATATCGTTGTATCCGGAAACAGAATTTCTCCAGCGACTGTTCGCAATATCCCGCGTATCGGGCGTGAACATTCCGAATATTCCGTCCATTATAAATGCCGTCTTGCTTATTCCCCTGCACATCGCCACAGCCCAGAACACCGCGTTATGCGCAGCCACATCGGTTATACCCGCCGAGATTTCCGGCTCGAACTCGTTCCCCGCGCTGTCGCTGATTTTGGATATCAGCCCGGTTTCCGCGTCCTTTTCTATCGTGTACGTCGTGCCGTTGAATTTTACCGAGGCGTCGGTCAGGTACTGGTATTCGGTGAGAGTAGCAGACGTTGCCCCCGCCGCCATCTGCTTCTCCGTGGCCTCCTGCCGGTTCTCAGTGCTCCGGTTCTGCGCCTTGCTTTCTGCCGTGCAGGATATCTTCTCGACAAAGCCGCCCGTGCAGGTCAGCGACAGCTCCTGTTCCATAACGATCACCTTCTTCTGAGTGCCGTCCGCGTCCTCGACCGTGAACACATCGCCCGGTTCGAGGATATTTTCCGCAGGCATTTCGAGTGAAACCGCCGAGTAATTCAACCCGCCGAGCCTGTTCCATGCGTATTCCGCGATACCGACCGTCGCAAACGGGTCATACGCCGTCACTATGCCGTCGGCGGTTTCGTCGTACTCAGAAGCAGTGCCGTCGATGTAGATTTTATCGTCGCCGCCGCGCTGAAGCAGTATCCCCTTGACCGTGTATCCGCTTCCACCTGCTATATCCAGCGAGTAGCACCGTCCGTGCTGAACGGTTTTTCCGACCTCCTCGTAAGCCGGAAATTTCAGCACCTCAGACGGCGAGAACCGCGCGTTCCTGCCGTGACTTGCGGCAATATAGCTTATCAACTCCTGCGCCGTGTAGCCGTCGGGAGCTTTCTCGACCGTGATATCCTCGCAGACAAAATCGGTCGTGACCCCGGCGCGGGCACAGAGGTAATTCAGCATTGCCTGCATTTTGCAAGGAAACGTCGGCGCGGTCGCCTTGCTGGTGTCCACCCAGCTAACGCGCTTATCGAGCCTGCTCATCATGTCGTAAGCCTTGACCGCGGTAACGCCGTTGCGAGTGACCGCCTCGTCAACGTAGAATGTCCCGAGCCGTATCCAGTCGAGCACCGGCGCAGTGCAGCGGTAAAAAACCTCAACTTTTTTCAGCCGCCCGTTGAAAAGAGTTGTCGCCTTAGTTTCGAGCGTGAGCATGTCCGACATGCACGCGCCTATCTGGAGCTGATCAGAGCAGCTCCGCAGGATATCAACGCTGATAACGTCCCCGAGCCATAGCGTGTCCGGTTCGGCGGAATTGCCGTAAACCTTGACCATAACTCCGAACTGCCGCCCGGAGCCCTGCACCTGCGCAAGATATTCGTCTGAAACTGTCCTCATATCACATCTCCTCGAACACCAGCGAGATCTCGCTGCACATTACGTCGTCGCCATCTGCGTAAAGCACCGGGGTCGGGATATCACCGCTCAGGTGAACAGAATACACGCTGCTGTCAACGCTGACATTGAACGTTATCGGCTTTATGACCGTCTTGATCTCCTCCCACTTCGCAAGAGGAACGATCGGGAACTGCACCGAAATGCGCTTCTTGGAAAGCTCAGAGATACGGTCTACCACCAGCGAACCGTTCAGGGTCTGGTTGACCGACTGGCTCCGGAACGTGTCCGCGATATCCGGCGGCAGGATAAATTTGCTGACGTCGATATCGCCTATTTTTAGTATCATGATACCTCCTAGAAATTGAACGGCGATTTGCCGGAGCGCTTCGCCATGATGTTGCAGTCCCGGACGCACGCCTTGCCTATCGTCAGGTCGCCGGCGGTCAGCTCAATGGTCATATCGCCGAAAGCGTTCTCAAACTTCTCAACCTTGCGCTGCAGCTTGGTTATCGCGTTTATCACGTCGGCGAGGTCGGTCTCCTTCGAAGCGGACGAACTTTCAGCCGCGCCGGATATCGCGCCGGTCAGGGCGTTTATCTGGTGCGCGGAGGCCGTCTTTCCGAGCACGTCCTTGCCGATGAGCGATTTCAGCGCGGCGGTCTGGTCGTTGTCCCACATGGTCGGGACATAGCTTGTTATGCTGATGAAATTGCCCTGGCTGCCTGTGGAACTGCTCGAACCGCCTGAGCTGGTCTTGGTTTTCGATGTGTCGGCGGTTGGGGTGTAGGGCTTGTAAGCGTAGGTGCTTTCATGCTCGGGTTCAGCGGGCGTTTCTTCTGCGGGAGCGGCTGTATTACCACCGCCCGACTTTTTCCGATAGTAGTCTGCCTGCGTTTGTGAACCATATATGAGCTGTTTTTGCTTGGGAGCAGTCAGCTCATTGAATGTGCTTTCTATCTCTTCGAACTCCGTCATTTTTGCGTACATATCGTCCCGCGCCTGGACAAGCTGGCTGTAGATGGCGCTGTCGAACGCGTCCGTGCCGACATATTTCTCCATGCGGCTGACCATTCTTGAAAGCGCTTCATATCGCTCACGGTAGGTAGTTCCCGCCTTGAATTTGTAGTCTGTCGTGGAAGAAAACAAATCGCTGGTTATTCCTTCGTAATTCCCGCCGGATTCGTCAATGAACCACTTCTGGAGATATTTGTGCAAGTCGCTGTTGGAATCGGTATTATTCAGCGACAGCGCCCATTCCGTATCCTGCGCGTCCTGCGCGGTGTAGTATGCTGCTTTCGCGTCAGCCTCCGCAAGTTCGCTCTTGCTGTCGATAAGCTCGCCCAGCAATGAAAGCTGCTCCTCATACTTGCCGTTAACAAGGTCGATTTTCGCGGCCTCCTGACCGTAGGTGTCTATCAGGGCCTTTTGCAGTTCCTCAAGTTTTTCCTTTGTTTCTTTGGCGTCATCAGCAGAATTTTTCAATGCCTTGTACTGGTCGGAAAGCTTTTTTACTTCCGTTGCGGCGTTCGCGGAATCCTTTGCGGTTTCGTTAAGCTGCATAGCCTGATTATGGAGCTCGTTCACCTTTTCGGCTGAGGTTTCAGTGGTATTGTTGAAAGCCACAAGCGCGCCTATCGCGCCCGCCGCAAGCGAGGCTATCAGCACGAACGGATTTGCTGCGCCTGCAACATTCAGGGCTATCTGCGAGGCTGTCGCCGCGTCAGTGATGGCCTTGAATGATTTTAGCGCGGAAACCGCCGCCGAAACAGCGTTTCCTATCTTGATAACGGTATTGAACGTGATGAGTGCCGCTACTATCGCCGCGATAACGTCACGCATTTCCCATGCTACTTTGATAGCCTTGCCGATAAAATCGACCGCACCTTTGAGCGCGGATATCAGAGTAGGCAGGTGCCGCGCCGCAAAGTCCGAAATCTTGGCCGCGATGTCAGCGGCTATCTCAATGAGCGGCGGGAGCAGCTCTGATATTATAAGCGTGAGCGGGTCGATGAGGTCGAGCAACGATTCAACAAGTGGCTCCGCTGCGTCCAACAGCACCGGAACGACCTCGTCGGCTATCTTGCCGAGCTTATCAATGACCTCCGAAACGACCGGGATAAGCTCGTCGCCGAGCGGCTGTATCAACAGCTCAACCTGCCTTTTCAGCCCGCCGAGCGCGTCCGAGAGCGAACTGTAATTCACCTCGACTATCTCGTCCACAGCTCCCGCACAGTCGTAGGCGCTGTCGGAGATATCGCCGAGCGCCTTAACCGCGTCAGCGCCGAGATCCTCCCACATGGTCCCGAACAGGTTCACGCCTGCCTCGTTCTGCGCGATGGGGTCTTCCATATCGCCGAGCGCCTTTATGATTGTCTGGAACGCGTCCCGGGCAGCGTCGCCGCCCTGTGCGAACTTCTTCGCCATATCCTCCGCGTCGTAGCCGAGGGCTTCAAAGCCTTTTTCAGTCGTGTCCGAGCCGTCGATAGCGCGGATAGAAAACTCCTTGACTGCGTCGCCTATTTTATCGAGGTTCCATGCTCCGTTCTCCGCGCCGTTCGCGAAGATAGTGAACATATCGTCGGCAGAAAGCCCCAGCTTTTTGAACTGCACGGAGTACTCACTGATATTGTCCAGCAGCTCTCCGGAGTAGTCGAGGCCGTCCTGCGCACCTTTGGCGATATAATCGAACGCGTCCTCGGCAGCTATACCGAAGTTCTCCACCATAGCTTTAGCGGCGCGGGAGGTCTCGGCGACGTCCATATCGAACGCGTCCTGCAAGGCGTAGGCGCTTTCGGTGATTTTTTCGAGCGGCTCCGCGTCCATTTCGCCGAGATTCTGAGTTATCGTGGAAATGCTCGCGGCGATGTCGTCGAAATTCTCGCCGAAGTTGTCGCCGTAAACTCCCTTTATCACCTCGGAGTACTTTTCAGCGGCAGCCGCGCCCTCGCCTGTGGCGCTGGTAACACGCTTGACAGCCTTATCCAGGTCGTCAGCAGATTTTACCGCCGCCGTGCCTATCGCAGTACCCGCCGCAGCCGCTGCGGAAGCAGCCGCGCCTATTGCCTTGATAGCTCCCAGAGCCGCTTTTTCAACCTTATCTGCGGAATCTCCGATTATCTTCTCCGCGTTCTTGAGATCGTCGGGGAGCTTGCTGTTGTCGCCCCGGATATGATATACTACTTCTCCTTCGGGCATTTTTCCTCCTTTCGGGCATGAAAAAAGCACCTTGTTTTTGTGCAAGGTGCTTTTTCTATGTACTTGATGATTGCCGGCGTCACATAAACGAAATCAACGATAATACCGTAAACAGAGCGCTTGCGACCGCCGCCACCATAGAAATGATGGAAATGACAGCAACCACCTTTGTATTCTTCTGAACAGCGGAAAGCAGTTCGTTATTGCGCTCCTCCGCGCGGCTTATCTTCTCAAGCAGTATGTTTGTCGCGTCAGTACCCTCCGCCATTCCGGACGGCGTACCAGCTTCCGCTCCGTATGTCACATACTGTGAGGGAATAGTTTTGCCGCAGGCGTCGCAGTACATTGACGTTGACGTTCTGCCACAATCGGGACATCTGTACATTTTCATAGAGAATTACCTCCAAAAAGTTTATTTTCTACATTATAGCACGTCCCATCGGAAATGTCAATACAGAAATCATTCAGCCTGCGCCCGCAGCATATTGAACAGCCCGTCCCAGCCCCCGCCGTCCTGCGCCTGCGAAGCGCCCTTATTCGGCAGCGCGTACAGCGTTTTCAGCTCCGTGAGCCGCCGGATATACTCCGCGTTGTGCTTGTTCGGAGCCGGGATATCCTCCGAGCGTATCCGCATTATCTGCTTCACCGGCGCGTCCTCCGGAAGCCCGTGGAACATCGCGAGGAACGCGCACCAGTGCAGCCGCCCGCACTCCTGTATCAGGTCGATACCGTAAGCCTGCCGGAACGACGAGTATATCTCCTCCGCGTCGAAGCTGAAATCAACGCACTTCTGCGGCTGCTTCTGCGTTGACAGCCTCCGCTGCGGTGGAGCTATCACCTCGTCCATAAGCTGTTGGAGTACCCGGCTCTGTACCTCCGGCGGCGGGGTTTTCCGGCAGTCCACGAGCCATGAGAAACCCGCCTCCGTCTTTTCCTCCGGCGTGAGGCCGGGGTCGTCGAGGACGTCGTAGAACCTCAGCACCCGGTCGAACCACAGAGCCAGCCGGAACTCCTGACCTTCAACGGTAATGCGGTCGGGAAACGGCTCGTACAGCTTCATCTGAGCTTCTTCCCCCTGCGGTAGATTCCCTTGAGCTGCTCGCGGCGGCGGGCTATGCACTCGTTCACGCGGGGGAGTATCACGTCGTAGATATACGGCACTATTGCGACGGACATCTCAACGTAGTTCCCATCGAAGAACTCGCAGATGGTTTCCGCGTTCTCCCTGCCAAAGCAGATGGCGAACACCCCGCGCACCGCCCTGCCATACTGCTCGTAAGCCTCGGCGTAGTCCTTATCGGAAGCCGCCTTTTTCAGCGCCTGCTCAGCGGTCGTGATGTCGGTGAGGTTCCTGCGGAGTTCCCCCGCGATAGCGTCGATGTCAACGACGAACTCCAGCTTTGCGGCGGGCTTTCCGTCCTCTCCGCAAAGCTCCAGCGCGTCGCGTATCTTCTCCGATCTCTTTATCTGGTACATTTTCTGCTCCTTTCAGCATTAAAGCCCTGTCTTCTTCTCGCCGGTGTCGTCCAGATTTCCGTCCTCGACGGTGGGCTTGCCATTCATCGCCATGACTACAGTCACGGCGTTCGGCGCGGTGGATTCGCCGCCCGCAATAGCTATCTGGGTCAGCGTTACCGGACAGGTGACTATCTGCCCGTTGCGGTTCATCTTGATATCGGTAACACGCGCCGCGCCGGGGCTCCACTGAATCTTGTCGAGATAAGCGCACACCGGGTCGCTTGCCATGAAGTCACCCTGAAGCGTTATAGTAGGCTGGAATCCGGTAACTGTGCTGGAGCTGTAACCGCCGTCGCTGAGGTAGGACGCGGAATACACGTTCTCGTTCAGCGCGTTCGCGCAGTTCTTGAACGCATTGCACATGGACTTATAGGTCGCGCTGTCACCTGTGGGCGTGGTGTTGATGAACACCTTGACCTCGTGGTTAAGCTCAACACCCGCGACCTTGGGTAATGTCTGGGACATAGTAATTCTCCTTTCAGTCGAAAAATTCGGAATTATGAATGCAGAATTCGGAATTTCGGTGCCGCCTGCGGCGGTTATTTAAATACGTCCCACGAAGTGGGACACCTTAATTCCGAATTAAGAATTCCGAATTCCGAATTAAAACTTGATTCCGGGGTTCTTCGCACGGAACGCGGCTTCAACGCCGGAAACAGCGGCGCTGCCGTTCCCGCCGGAAACCCCTGTTGTTGTCGGCGCTGAACCTCCCGCGAACTGCGGATACTTTTTCAGCACCTCGTCGATTGCCTTTTCAAGCGGCATGTCGTCGCTGACTTTAAGCGAAGCCAGCGCTACTACGTCGTCCGCCGCGTCGGGCTTTACGCCCTTTGACGTGGCGAGCAGCTTCGCTTCCAGAGCGGCGGCTTTCTTCTCGGCTGCGTCCGCGCGGTCTGACTGCACCTTGATAGCTTCCGCGGACTTCTGCTCTGCGTATTTCTGGTCGTCCTGCCACTTGTGGAATGCCGCGAGATCCTCCTTGCCGGGAAGCCCCTTGCGTTCGCGCTGAACGCGTGCCTTAATGAGGTCGTTGACCTCGTCCTGCGTGAATGTTTTTGCCGCCCCCTGCGCGCCAGTTTTGCGCACAATACCGTCCGGGTTTACATCGCCGAGAATGTTTTGCGCAAAACTTTGCGTAGATGTGGTAGGATCACCTCCGGCGGTCTGAGCGCCGCCCTGCTCCTGTGTGGTCTGGGTTGTCTGTTCGTCTGCCATAGTTACCTCCGTTTATAGCCTGTCGGCTCTATTTCCGCGCGCAGTTTAACGCCGTGAGCGTGTTTCGGGCAATAAAAAAGCAACCGTTTCCGTTTTGGAAATAGTTGCTGAATTATTTGATTGTATGGTGAACGATTCGTTCACCGTTTGGAATGAAAAAGCACCCTGTTTGGTGCAGGGTGCTTATTTTATTAAATCACAGTGTTCCGCGCTTGCGAGCGGCTTCCGCCTGTTTGAGATAGCGCTCATAACTTTCCTTGACCTCTTTCGGAGCGTCGTCGTGGATAACCACTTTACCGTTTTCAATGTGCCAATATTCAGGGAACTTTGACCAATATCCGTCGAGCCTAGTCATAATCCACACGCCTCCTTTAACAAGCGCACGAACTCAGATGAGTACTTATTTGGGCTGGTATAATTAACGCTGAGCATTTCTGATATAACCTCGCCGTACACAACTGTTCCGTTGCTTTTCATAGTGGGATAAGCCGAATAAACGGAAACCTTTGTAAGCAATAATTGAATTGCTTCATCGTCCGAAATCCTTTTTCCACTTACATTATACACCGTTTCCTTGTAGATGTCAAGACCGGATTTGCCGTTGCGTATCTTGCCGGAAATGACATGTCCCATCTCATGAGCGGCTATTCCCTCGGCGGTGTTGGCTGCAAGATAGTTGTCAACTGAAAGATTCTTTTCAGTAACGCCCCTGTTACGCAATGCAAGTTCGTTTATCCAAATCTGCTGGTGGTTGGACGAAGTTTCGCCGAAATCGTCCGGATCCATGCGCTTCCAGCCAAGCTGCAAAGGCTCCTTGATTTTGAATTCTTCCCGCAGATCAGCGACAGTATCTATCTGGGATTTCAGCAGTTCCGCGTCGCCGTCGAACGGCTTGCGAGTGTACAGCTTTATCCCCTTGTCGGCAGCGTACTGGTTCAGTTCGGCAAGCTCTGTTGCTGTGTGCTTTGTGGGTTCTGCCCCTGCCCAAGTGTTGCCAACATTACTCATGCGCTTCGGGGACGGCTTCACGCTCCCATAAGTCCTCACCCTGTCCGACCGGTATTTCAGCCCGTTGCTGTCGCAGTAGGATTTCAGCGCCTTGTTCTGCTCCGCCATCTTCCTGCGGACTTCCTTTGCGCCCTCGGTATCGCCTGCGGCTTCGAGCATATCGGCTTCCGTTTTGGACTTCCGCACCTTGCGCTCAAGCTCCCGCTGCTTGCAGACCTTGTTGTACAGCGCTTTATCTTCCTCGTCGTCATACTCAACAGAGGACTTCCGGAACAGCCCGTCGGAAACGCCGCGCGGACGATGTCCGCAGTTTATCCCGAACAGCCCGTCCGGCTCACCGAAGCTCGTCTGCGACAGCGGGATTACCTTGTGCTTGCGCCCGTTGATGTCGGTTATCTCGGTAGTCCTGCCGGAGCGTGAAATCAGCTTCCCCTGCCACGGTCGACATTTCGGACGGCTGCCGGGGTGACTGCTCACCTCGAACACGTCCTGCCCGAGGCTGTCCATCGTCGAGAACTGCGCTTCCAGAGCCGTATTCTTGACCGTCGCGCGGATATCCATGTTGACGTAAGCCTCCGGCGACCATTCCCGCCCGGACTTGTCCACAAACGCCGGAATGCCTTTCTGCGCCATCTCGTGTATCGTCGTGCGGACTGCCTTTGTGCGGCTCTCCGCGCCCGAAACGACCGCAGCCGTGTTGCTGTTCAGAATATTCAGCATGTCCTGCTTGTTCGCTATCTCGGACTGCTCCCGGCGCTGCTCCTGCGTCCACTTTTCAGCAACGGTATTCACGGCGCGGACGAACGTGCTCTCTGCCTTGTACTTCATGACGGTGTTGACCTGATTGTACACGTCCTTAGCCTGATTGCGGTAGTGCCTGACGGCGTTCGCAGCGCTCTCGGCGAACCGCTGGTTATGCCACATGCTCTGAATACCGTCCTCGGCGAGCGTATCGTCTATCGACTGCCGGACGGTCTCCGCGACGTCCCCGGGGATTCCCTTGGTGCCCGCCGCGATGATTTTATGCGCGTCCTGCCGGAGCATTCCGTGCCGTGCGAGCTGCTTGAGCTGCCACTTGCTAACCTCGTTTAGTTGGTGGTCGTCGTTCAGCGAAAGCTGCCGCGCTATCCGGACGAGTAACCGTTCCTCAACGCTCATGTATGCGTCGGCGATGGGAGCGGCGAGGTTCAGCGCTTCAAGGGCGGTCATGATTCGTCACCGAAGAAGTCCGCGATACCCCCGCCGCCGGATTCCTCGGACATTCTCGCAAGCTCCTCATGGGCGGTGGCTTCGTCGCACTTCTGGACTTCCATTATCGCCTTGACCTTGGATTTCAGCCCCGCCGAAACCAGCTTGATATTGTTGTCTATCAGCGTGTTGTCGTCGATGATGATATTATCGTTCCAGCCGACTGTTACGCTGTACTCCCGCGCAGGAAGCTCCCCGGACATCACGCCGAGCTGTATCAACGCGTGAACGACCGTTTCTATCGTTTCCGTGAGCAGGTTCTTATTATTCTTGACGGTGCGGGCGGTCTTGCTTTCCTGGGAGATTATCTCCGTCGCCGTTTTCATGCCCTGCTGGACGTCGAACGAGAACGTCCCCGCCGACAGCCCGGTCTGCATGCACAGGATATTCAGATACGCGTTGATGGCGCTGACGTGCTGTTCTATGCGGAGTTCCGTGGTGTTGTCGGTTATTCTGAGATTCTCGCCGTCCTCGTGCCGGAGCGCTATGAAAGCTTCATCGTCCGCGTCGAAGTACCGGACTGCTTCGGCGGTGTCCGGGTCGATTATGGTCTGCACACAGGAACTCGGCACGATTATGCGCTTCTTGCCGAGGACGAACTCCCGCTGGAAGCTGTCGAACACCGTATCAAGCGCCCGGAGCGTATCGGTGCAGTTCGCGTAAACCGACATTCCGAGCGGCGTATCATAATCCGAATTATTGCTGACGAACGGTCGGAAGTACGCAAACACCGGCTTGCCGCCCTCGTACACGACCGGATTCTGCAAGTCTGGGAACATCTCCGCAAGCGGGCATTCCCGCCCGAGTTCCGAATCAGAAGCCGCCTTGAAAAGTTTGAATTCCGATTTGCCCGGCTGCATGAATTCAAGCAGATGGAAGTAGTCCTCGCCCCGCGTGTAAGTCCCCGAAAGTATTCCGGACTGCACTCCGGAGCCGTCCCAGCTCACCGGGACGAACCTGTCGGCGGTGATGTAGTCGATCCTCGGTTTCCCGCCGGAGAGGTAGCATTTCAGCACCCCGCCGCCCATAGCGTAGGACTTGCTCAACAGCTCCGGGAGCTGTTTCCAGAAGCCGTTCGCGTTCAGCGCGCTGTTTATGTATTCCTGATATTCCGGGCTGTCGAGGGTAATCTCGCACTGCTCCGAAAAGGTCAGCGCCGCGAGGTTATCGCACAGCACCTTAGCCATATTCAGCCGCAGGAGCTGTCGCTTTCCCCGCGAGAAAAGCCCGCCCTTTGCGGTCTGCCGCCACTCCGGGTCGTCGCGGTATATGCGCCGCCACTTGTCTATGCAGGCGCTGTAGTATTCCGAGCCGCTGAACTCCTGCCCGAATGCGGCGGCTATTTCATTTGCGTTCATGTATTCCTCCAAATTCTATGAGCCGGTTCGCGTGCGGTTCGAGGGCGTATTCCAGCGCGTCAAGACTGTCAATGTTAGTCGAGCCGTCGTCAAGGCGCCTGTCCTTTGTGGGAGATTTGCTGTCCCAGACAGCCTCTGAGAGCGCCGCTATGGTGTGCCTGCACCGCCGCATGATAAAGAACCTGCCCTGGCTCATGAGCATGTCACAGAGCCGTATGCGGTCGATTATCTCGCCCTTGCGCGCGTTGCGGACTTCCACCGGGATATGCCGCGCGAACACCTCGGTGCGTATGCCCTTGATGAGCGTGGTCTCCGCGCTATCGCACCAGATGGACGTCGCCCTGACCTGCGCCTGCGAGCGCTGAACGAAACCGCAGACGTCGTCCGTGAGCGTTCCCGGGTCGATTACTTCCTTGCGGTAGTACTCGTCCAGAATCACGATACTGCGGTACCCGCGGGTTATTCCCACAAGACACCCCGCGTGCGCCGAGCCGTTTCCGCCGAAGTCAAGCCCCATCGTTCCGATGATGATATCCGCCGGGACCTCGTCGAGAATGAACCGCTCCGGGTCGTCGGCGAACTGGCGGTAGATTACGCCGTCAGCGGACTTCCACTCCCCGAGTATGTATCGCTTGAAAAATACGCCGGTGTATGTGCTCCGGTAACGCTCCTTAACGGCTTCGGTGAGCGACAGGTTGTCGTCCATCGTGAAATGCAGATACAGCAGGCGCTTGTCCTGCCGCTTGTCTATCCAGCCGGTCTTGAACCAGTGCGCGGGACTGCCGGGATTGCAGTTGAACCAGAATTTCGACCCGTCCACCGAGCAGCGTCCGGTCGCCTGGTTGACGAAGCTCTCAGGCATGAGCGCGACTTCGTCGAAGAACACCCCTGCGAGCGTTATACCCTGAATGAGGTCCTGCGAACGCTCGTCCTTGCCGCCGAACACATAAAAATAATTTTCTACGTTCCTCCTGCGGACAATGACAAGATTCTCCGTCCTCTGCTCTGAAACAGAGTACCCCCGCGAGCGCAGCATTAATTTCAGCCAGAACAGGACATTGCGCCGGAACGAACCGATAGTCTTTCCGCACATCGCGAAGTTGCAGGCTTCGAACTCCGACATAGCCCAGATAACGAAGCTCAGCGACATCGCGACGGATTTCCCAGAACGGATAGCGCCGTCTGCGATAATGCCGTTATAGTCCCTCACCGGGGACGAGCGGCACCACCAGTTCAGCACTTTCCGCTGCTTCTTCGAGAACGGTCTGAACCTGAATACTGCTTTAATCTTCATCGTTCCAGTCCTCCGCAGCAGAGCCGTCCAGAGCCGCAAGGAAGCCGTCGTCCGGGGACTGCTCCTCCTCGCCGGAGAGCTTCTTCTCCTGCAATGCTACCTGCTTCTTCTGGAGCTTCACGCGCTCCCCGGAGCTGCCCTCGCCGATAAGGTCGACTATCGCATTGAACGCCTTGGTGTCCCCGAGCGCCGCCTGCCGTACCATCGCCGCGACTACTGCCGCGCCGTAGGTCGGGTCTGCTCCGAAGCCCATGTCTACAGTCATGTTGTATATGTCGTCGTTCACGATTCCGCTTGAGAGCAGGTCGTTCATCAGGGATTTCAGCGCCTTTTTGCGGCGGCGGGTCTCGCCGGATTTTTTGCCGCCCTTTCTGCCGTTTTCTCTTGCTTCGCTCTCGCTTCGATTTGAGAACGGCACTAAATTCTTATCATTCAACATCACCACCTGCTTGCATAGAAAAAGCGCCCGGGCGATTGCTTCGGGCGCTTTTCAGTATTTCATGATACTAGTATAGCACATTTTCAGCTATCATTCCATATCATCTTTACAGACTGGAGCGCCCGCCCGTGCAGGCGGCATATCTGCGGATAGCTGTAATTCATGCGGACGGCGGTTTCGTCGAGGGTCAGCAGGTTGATGTACTTGTACTCCAGCAGCGTGCGCAGGCGCACCTCCGGGACGGTCGCTATCGCCGCGCGTATCTCCCGCTGGAGGTCTATGCTGCGGTCGATGTCCTCGTTTATCTCGCGCTCCAGGTCGACTATCCGGGCGGTTATCTCGCCGATACGGTCGCGGGGCGTTGAACTGTGTGTACCGTCCGAGCTTCCGGAGCTTACCGTCTGGGCTTTCCGGCGAAGCTCCCCGACCTGCTCCAGCTTCGCGTTTATGCTGTCGTTAAGGCTGCGGTACTGCGAGAGGTATTCTTTTGTGGTCATTAGCGTCCCTCCAGAAACATGGTGTCCTTGACTTTCCCGCACTTTTGGCAGACCAGATAAACGCGTTCGCCGTTCATCCCCGAAAAACTCTGGATTTTCCTGCACCACTGGTAATCGTGCCTGCAAAAAAGCCGCTTTATCATTAGTTTCATTTCTCCACCTCCACCTCGTCCAGCGTGGCGATTATCACGCTGGGCGTATTTACGTCCGTAAGCTCCAGGGAGTACGTCCAGCCGGAGCGCTTCGCGTACCGCGTGATAACTCCGGATATACTGCACCTGGAGGTTATCCCCATGTGCGTGTGCAGGACTACCGCGCCCTGCTCCGCCGCTTTCGTGACTTCTTCGAGCTTCATTCGAGCACCTCCTGTGTGCGTGCGGTTTCGCCGTCAGGCGAAATTCCCGCCCCTCCGGCGGGAAAGGCTGCACATAACTCGACGGAGTCGAGCACCTCGATTCTTACAAAAATCCCGGGAATCTGCGCCCAGAACTTTTCGCACAGCTCCGAAGCGACAAGTGCGTCGTCCTTCCAGAATCCGACAGCAGTCATGCAGTCCTTTAAGAGCTTCTGGAGATTGTCGGTGTCCGGGCGGGTAATGCGGTACTCGCCGTCGCGGTGCCTGAATTTCAGCGGGAACAGCCATTTGACCTCCAGGTGAACGCCTTTTGTGTACGGCTTCTCCGGCTTATGCTTTGCGAGGTACGCCGTGAGCTTCGCGCGGGCTTCCTTGAGTTCCGGAGGGTCGTAAAAGCGCGGTATGCCGTTCCGGACTGTGACCTTATGTTCCTGCGCCGTCACCGTCGGCGGTATCATCGGTAGGAAGAACTGCAATGAGGAATCCTCCAAGGGACACGCATAGGATTTATCGCAGCTAGGCATTGTGCAGCCCTCGCGGTCTGAATCATATGCGCCGCAGTTGTAACATTCATTTACCATATTATTACATTCTCCTTTCTGAGAAAAAATTTGCTTTGTCAGGACAGGGGAAGGAGTCGTCGTGCGTAAGCTGTCGCACGACTACTTCCCCCCTGACCGGAGGGAAAGTCGCAAGACTATATATACGTAGTATATATACCTGCAACAGCAGTACGCAAAGTCGGGATTTTTGCGGTTGCATTCTCGGAAATGCACTATCGACTTTGCATTTGCAAAATCTCGATTTTGCGGTTTGCGGTTTATCGAGTTTGCAACTTACTTTTTACCGACTTCGCCGTCGTCTATCCAGAAACCGCCGTGTTCTTTTATGTACCTGCGGACGGTATCTTCGGATTTCCCGGTGTATTCCGCTAGGTCTTTCAGCGTTACTTTCCCATCTAAATTGCACGCATTATATGCTGTTTCTATAGATTCCTTGCGCTCGTCCTTGCGTTCCTTGTCGGACTTTTTCTTGCTGAAATTCCGCTGCCAGGGCTGCGCCGGGACGTCAAGCTGAATATCTTTCAGCACCCCCGACATGTCTATCCTATGTATCGGATAATCGAACCACACATTCACCGGCGGGAACTTCGGGAACTCTCGCAGAGTACCCTCGATACGCCACGCGGAACGGCTTTCAGCCAGCTTCTCCGCCGCCGATATACTTTCCTCCGCCTGCCGCAGGGAATCGCCCGCAAGCGCGTTTCTGACGTGCTCCCGCATTGCCTTGGCCGTCACCATGTCGTCCTGTGAAATGCCGCCTGCCTTGCCGCTGCGGACGAGCAGGTCATAGCAGATATTGCACACCGCCTTGTTCTGCTCCTCCCTGACGAGCGCCTCCGGAAGCTCCAGCTCGATGAGGTCGAGAAGCGCGTCCGGGTCGCGGGCGAACACGCCGGAGCCGGAGGCTCTGTCCATGCTGCGCTTCGCTCCCTGCGCACCCTTTGAGTGATGGTGGCAGTATATCACCGCGCAGCCAAGCTCCGTGCAGACCTTGTCGAATTGGTTGCAGAAGTGCGCCATCTGGTCGGCGGAATTCTCGTCGCCGGTGATGACCTTATAGATAGGGTCGATGATTATCGCGAGGTAATCTCGCTTTGCGGCGCGGCGTATCAGCTTCGGCGCGAGCTTGTCCATAGGCACGGACTTGCCGCGCAGGTTCCAGATGTCGATATTCCGGAGGTTCTCCGGCTTCCAGCCGAGCGCGTTGTAGATGTCAGCAAATCTGTGCTCGCAGGAAGCCTTGTCCAGCTCCAGATTGACGTACAGAACACGTCCCTGCGCGACTTTCCAGCCGAGCCACTCACGACCCTCCGCGATAGCCGCGCACAGCTCTATCAGCGCGAACGACTTGCCCGCCTTCGAGGGTCCCGCGATGAGCATTTTGTGCCCCTGCCGGAGAACTCCCCCGATAAGCGGCGGCGCAAGCTCCGGCATGTCGTTCCAGAAATCCGCCGCGTTCTCGAAGCCCGGGAGGTCGTCGTTCACGCCCTCTATCCATTCCCGCCACTCGTTCCAGTCCGCCTTGCCGATGTTCGTATCGACGATGTACTGCCGGTTCTCGCCGCGCTGTACGCCCGGTATCCTCGACAGCCGCGAGGGATTGCGGTTCTGCGTGTCGGGCTGTAAGCCGTTCTTCTGGCATATCTGGTAGAGGAAATCCACCCGGCGGCGGTACTCCTCGTAGTTCTCCGCGTCGATTCGGACGATAGCGTGCAGGCTCTTTTTGCCGCTGTAGACCAGCGCCGCGACCGGAAGCTCCAGCTCGCGGATAATAGCGTTCTGCTGTTCGATATCGACGTTGTCGCTCTCCACCAGGGCGTAGCGGAACTCCGTTACGTTCTCGTTCTTGATACCCCTGCCGTCCAGAGGATTGAAGCGTATCCACGCCCCCGCGCGCGGGTTGTAGTCCCCGAGGACAGCGCCGATATCGCCGCCGACACTTGATTGCGCGGCGTCCATGCCGCGCTCTGGGTGTCGGCTTCGCGACGTCGTGTCGCCGCCGCATTTTTTCAGCAGTTCGATGAGCTGACCCGCCGTGCGGTCGTAGGCGCCCTTGTTCGCGGGAATGAACTTCCCGTCCTTTTCGTAGCTCTGCATGACGTAGCCGACCTTATCCTCCGGCTCGAACAGCGCTTCCAGGTAGCGGATTATTTCCCGCGCGGGATTCCAGTCGGCGGGCGGGTTTATCTCGCGTCCTTCCACCCAGTTCCTGTTGACCACGACGTGCTCCTCCGGGGCTTCGTATGATATCTCGTCGTCCCAGTCCAGGGCGCGGCTTTCCGCGACGGGCATTCCGCGCTCCTTTGCGAGCTGGACTATCGTCGCCCCGGTGACTGGATTTGAAGCGCCGTTGAAGCTCTCCCACTTCTTCGCGCACTCGCCGGAATGATAGCGGCTGTCGCTGCGGCTCCAGTCGTCCCACACGGAGCAGGGCAATCCCTCCTGCTTCAGCGCCATGCCGACGTTTACCCAGGTCTGATAGTCGAGGTCGGCAGGGGCAATGTATTTAAGGCATTCTGTAAGTTCCACTTAATTCACCTCCGGCGTGTATTCTGCGGGAATTACGCTGTGCGGTACGCGCCAGCCGTTCGCCGCTATCCGCGTTATCATATTGCTCGCCTGCTGGAACGTCCATTCCCCGACGTGCAGGAAGCCTTTGTTCTCCAGCAGGCGTATCTGCTTCGGGGTAGAAAGTCCGTCCATGCGGCGCTTGTTAAGGCGGTCGAGGAGCATTGCCGCCTTGCCCGCGTTCTCTATCTCGTTCGGGTAGATTCCGTACTTCTCCAGCGCGTCAAGCTGCTTCTGCGACGGCGGGGACATCTCCCAGCCGAACGACGGAACGTAGCCGGACAGGTCCTGCGCCTGTATCGACATCTCGAACTGGAGCGGGTCAACTAACGCGCGCTTGCGCTTTCGCATTTCGCCCAGCTGCTTCGCGAGGGCTTCCTCCCGCTGAGCTACTACGTCGGTTTCCGCTCTTTCTTCGGCTTCGGTGATGTCAAGCGGACAGCCCGCCGCCGCGAGGTTCTCCGTCATTTTCTGCGCTACCTCGTCGCTCTCGCAGATGAGGTGCGCGGGTCTGCACAGCTCGTGCCGCTGAGTATGCCAGAGGAAATCCAGTAACAGCAGGTCTTTCTTGCCGGGACTGAGCCGCGTTCCTCTGCCCACCATCTGGCAGTAAAGTCCGCGCACCTTTGTCGGGCGGAGGACTATCACGCAGTCCACGGAGGGGCAGTCCCAGCCCTCGGTGAGGAGCATTGAATTACAGAGCACGTTGTACTTTCCGGCTTCGAAATCCCGGAGTATCTCCGCGCGGTCGTCGGAATTTCCGTTGACCTCTGCCGCCCGGAATCCGCGCTCGTTGAGGATATCCCGGAACTTCTGCGAAGTCTTGACCAGCGGCAGGAACACCACGGCCTTCCGGTCGGCGCAGTTGCGGAGCATTTCGTCGGCTATCTGATAGAGATACGGCTCGAGGGCGGTGTCGAGGTCTGCGGCGCGGAAGTCCCCAGCCTGGACGGAAACCCCGGTGAGGTCGAGGTTCAGCGGGATAGTCAGCGCCTTTATCGGGCAGAGGTAGCCCTCCCGGATAGCGCGGGGGAGGGTGTACTCATACGCCAGGGAATCGAACACCTGACCGAGATTCTTCATGTCGCCGCGGTCGGGGGTCGCAGTCACGCCGAGGACTTTCGCGCCGCTGAAGTGCTGTAAAATGCGCTGATAGCTGTCGGAGACGGCGTGATGAGCCTCGTCTATTATGATAGTATCGAAGTAATCCGGCAGGAACCGCGCGAGCCTGCTCTCCCGCATGAGGGTCTGCACGCTCCCGACGGTTATCCGCCAGAACGAGCCGAGGGAGGTTTCCTCGGCTTTCTCGACGGCGCAGTTGAGGTTGCAGGCTTTATGTATCTTGTCCGCCGCCTGCTCCAGGAGCTCCCCGCGGTGCGCCAGAATGAGTACGCGCTCGCCGCGCTTCACGCAGTCCTCGGATATCTTCGCGAAAACTATCGTCTTGCCGCAGCCGGTCGGGAGCACCAGTAAAGTGCGCTGTACGCCCTGCTCCCACTGTTCCAGCACGGCGGCTTTCGCCTCGTTCTGATAGGGTCGGAGCTGCATAGGAGCAGCCGGAGTGTCCGGTTCAGCCGGGGCTGTGCTTTCCGCAGGGTCAAGCAGGGTAATCTGATTTTCAGCCATGGGATATCACCACTTTCCGGGAGTGAATACTCCGGTAGGCTGACCGGAAGCCTGCTGCTGACCGGAAGTCTGCTGATACTGCGCGGGAGCAGTCTGGACAGGCGCAGGGCTTCCGGGTTCGTAGAACTTGCTGATGTCGTTGGACTGTCCGGTCTCGCCGTTCTGCTTGGTGTAGGTGCGCACCTTGATGTGGCAGCGCCCTGCCGCTCCGGTGACGGCGTTCCAGTTCATGTGGAGGGGTTCGCCCTTGCGTTTCAGACCGATCCCGGTGAAGAACGCGGAGAGCAGACCCTCGCAGCGGGTGTGCAGGAACAGATTGTGCTTCAACGTCGCAGCCGAGCCGTCCGGAAGTTTTACCGACAGCGTGACTATCGCCTTGTTGCAGGGCGGTAGCTTCTCGCTGCCCTCGTGCCTGCCGCGTTCAAATCCGGTCACGGTGAAGTCGTAGTCGCCCTCCGGGATTATCGTGAAGTCGCTCTCGCGGGATATTTCGTCGTCCCAGCCTAATTCTCTTTCGATGATTTCTGACATTGTGTGGTGTCCTCCTATGAATTTTATCGGGAGATTTTCTTTCCTCCCTGACCGAGTTTAGCATGTAAAATACTGCATTTTACTGCAAAATCAGAACGGGTATTTCTGTTCGTTGATGAAATCAACAATCTGCTTCCACGCACCGACCAGAACGCCGCTGACGAAATCCTCCGGGTAGGCGCTTATCGGCATGTCCTCCGGGAAGTAGCCTTTCATCGCGACCGCTGCGCGAATCTGCTGTTCTGTAATTCCGGACGCCGCCATAAGGTCTGCAAGGCTCTGCGGAATACCCGGCTGAATGTCCGTCGCGGAAGTACTCGTAGCAGGCGCGGGCGGAGTTTCAAGGGGCTGAACAGGCGCGTAGATCTGCGCTATCTGCGCGTACTCCATCGGAATTTCCTCCGGGAGCCCGTAGCGGTTCTTGGCGTCCCAGCATGGGTGGTGCTGGGTGTACATCACGCGGCGGTTTCCCTGCGCCTTGTGTTTCTTGCCGTCCTTGTCCGTCTGGACTACGACGGTCTTGTAGTTGCAGAACAGCACGATGTCCGCCCATTCCTTTATCAGCGGGGATATCTTGTTCGTGGTCTTGCTGCCGAGCTTCATTTCCCAGCGGTCGTAGCTTCCCATTTCGTCCGGCTGCTCGAACTTCCGGAGCGCCGCGTGCGCGGTCAGCGTGACATTTATCCCGGCGTTTATGACCTCCGTCAGCTTGTTCAGAAACTTCCCGAAGCTCTCCTTTTCGAACTCCCAGCCCTTGCCGTAGCCGAAATCCTCGATACCGGATTTGCCGTTCTTCGCGCAGAGGTCGGCTATACAGAGCTGCTCCGCCCAGTCCACGGTGTCAATAACGAGGGTCGCGCAGGGGCGCTTGTCCCGGACGAAATCCAGCTCCTGGAGGAGCATTTCCCAGCTTGACGGCGCGGGCAATCTCGCTACGTCGAGCTGCTTCGTGCTTCCCTCGGTGTCGATGAAAAGGGGGCTTGGGAACTGCGCCGCGAGTGTCGTTTTGCCGATTCCCTCCGCGCCGTAAATCACCGTTTTAACGGCGGTGTGTACTTTTCCGGTTGAAATGTTGAAATCCATCAGAATACTCCTTTACTCCAGGTTGCCCTCTGCGGGGCGGCGTACGTGCCTGCGCTGGTGATTGTCGGCGCGGCTGTAGCGGCTGTATTTGCAGGCTGTTCAGTCGGCTTCGCATAGCCGTCCTCGATGATGATACTGCACTCGCCGCCGGTGCTGACGCGGGTCGCTATCACCTGCAAGCCCTCCTGCTCCAGCCATGCCCCGAACTCCGCGAGGGTCGCGGCGTCCATCTGCTCCAGCTTGTCCATGAGGACGAAACCGCACTGCGGGTTCAGCCTGCGGACTATCGCCGCAGATACCCGGAGCTGCTCCGCGCCGCTCATGCAGTCCCACTTTGCGCCGTTGTAGGTGAGTTCGCCGTCCTGCACGGAAAGTCCCGGCAGCGGGAGGTCTGCGCCGTCCAGCAGGGCGGTTTTCTGCGCGCGGATATCCTCTATCTTCGCTGTCAGCTCGTTGTACTGCTCGCGGGTCTCCTGGGCTTGTGTGAGGGCGCGGTCGCGCTCGCGCCTTGCCCGGACTTTCGCGTTGATAACGTCGATGTCGTGAATGCTCTGCTCGATCTCGGCGGTGCTTTCGTCCGTGAGGTCGGCGGCGGACTTGCGGGCGGTTTCGGCTGCATGCTGAGCGCGGGCGAGGACTTCCGCGGCGCGGTCGTACTCCTGCCGGGCGCGGAGTAATTCCTGCTCGCAGATATCGCGGTTCTGCCGCAGGCGCTGATTTTCGCCGTTCTTCGCGAGTATCTCCTGCTGACTGCGGAGCAGCTCGGAAATGCTGACCTCCTCGGCGGGGGCTTCGGGGTAGTCCGGGAGCTCGTCGGCGTACTTCTGCTTCTGGTCGGCGACCTGCCCGACGGCGCGGCGCTGATTATAGGCGTTCTGCTCCTGCTGTTCGAGGGCGGCGAGCTTGTCCCCCACGCCGATTATCCGGAGTAGGGTCTGCGCCTTTTCCTTGCTGGTCGCCTGCATGAATTTCGGCAGGTCGAGCGCGAGCTGCCCGATGAACTCGTTGAGGAGCTGCTGACCGCCCTTGCCGCCGTTCGGGTCGGTGATTTTCAGCGTTCCCCGGTCGCCCTTGCGCTCTACGATAAGCCCGTTCGAGAGGGTCACGCGCAGGTGCGGAGGAATTACCGAGCCGTCCCGCTGCGGCTGCGAGGGCTTGAACTTGTCGCCGCCCAGCGCCCAGGCTATTCCGTCCAGCACGGAGGTCTTGCCCTGGCCGTTGTTCCCGCCGATGACTGTCAGACCGCTCTCCGACGGGGTGAGCTGCACCGCTTTTATGCGCTTGATGTTTTCGAGTTCCAGGTTGGTTATTTTTATCATCTTGACAAATCTCTCTTTCTGTGGTACAATACCATTGTGATAAACTATTATTGTCTTTGCCGCTCCCGAGCGCTCGCTCTGGGGCGGGTTTTCTTTTTCTGCGGGAGCAGTCCTCTGAACGACCACACCATGATAATGCAAGTGATTGCAACTGCTATGTCCATGCCGTTCATGGAGTAGCTCCAGCCGTTCGCGGTAGATACGAGCCAGCGCAGGTGGAAGCCCACCAGGGCGGCTATTGCGTAGGGTATGTACTTCTTCACGCCTGAACCTCCATAGCTTTCAGCTTCTTAAATCTGCGTTCCAGGTCGGCAATGTTAAGCCCCCAGGCTTCGTAGGCTATCTCGGTGTTCACGCGCTGAGCATTCCAGACCGGAGTGTTTCGCTCGGTCATTATCGCCAGAGCCTTGTTTTTCAGGCTCTTGATGGTCGCGGGCGCGAGTTTCCCGAAAAGTTCCCTGATGTCGCTGTTGGAAAGCTCTATGCGCTGGTAGTACAGACGTATCGCAGTTTCCAGAGATGTTATCTGCGGTACGCGGACGTTTGCTGATGTTGACGGCATTGTGTTCGCCTCCTTTCGTTATGCGGCGTGTGCCGCTCTCTGTGCTGCCCTCTGATCCAGCAGATACATGAGCGCCGCCGCGAATATTTCCGCCTCCTGCTCTATGACGGCGCTGCTCCATATGGAGTAATCCTCCCTGCTGCTCCGGACGTGCAAACAGTAGTGCCCGATCTCATGCGCCAGCGTAAAGCGCTTTTCTGCGCGGCACAGCGTTTCCCGCAGAACTACGATGGCTTCTCCATCGTTTGCGCCTATCAAGATAATGCCTTTTTCGCTGGGCTTGAGCATGTCAACGTACTTATTCAGCACTACCCCGCCTATTCCCAGACTTCGGGCAAGTCGGCACATATCCAGGCTGTCTCCCAGCTCCCGCGCGGCTATGTCCAGGATATCCGCAGCATACGCCACGATCTCCCAGCATGGCACCGTTGCACCGCCGCGCTTCGGGTCGTTCTTCGTTGCGTGCTGCTCGAACGCGCGTAAATACTCGCCTGTAAGGGGTGAACTATGCGCCATGAGTGACACCGCCTTTCAGTTCTTTTGCTGTTGATACTGGCATTGTGTTCACCTCCCATAATGTTCTTTAGCCAGCCGCTTAAGCTCTGCGGCGCCCTTAGTGTTATACCTGAACGAGGGAACCTCTTTGTTGCTGTATGGGGACTTGTCCATTGCGGTAACACCGTATTCCTCGGTTTTCAGTCCGTTCTGATTTGCAAGCCTGCCGAGCGTTGCCGCTGTAACCTTTACGCCAAACTCCTTCGTCCACATAGCCGCGAGCTGCCCAGCCTGATATGTCTTGCCGCATTCCGGAAGTAAATTTCCAACATCAGTTCCAGTAGCAGATTCGACTGCCTTAAGCTCCCATGTCTGCTGAGCTATCGGCGATAGGTCTTTCAAATGCGGGTGTTCCAGCAGCAGTTTCAGACGGCGGTTTTCTGCATTCATACGCATTGCGGCTGCTCTGTCGGCAGCAGCGCGTACCTTAATTTCGTTGAGTTTGTCCGTCTTGACCGCCGTGACCTCACCGGAACGGAGAGATTTCAGAAGCTTGCGCACCCATGCACGGAACTGCTTTGCCTTTTCAGTCTTAGCAAGCATTGTGACCTCGTATATGCCGTCCTCGGTGAATACGCGGGTGTTATACTGCTTTCCGTCAGTAGCCCTCAATTTGAGGGTAACTGAAAATTCCTCGTTTTTGAGGTATTCGTTGCGGGCAATTACATTCTCAATGCCCTTTCTGCCATTAGAGTATTCAAGGCAGGTGGCAATCTGATCGATTGTCATGTACATCTCTTTACTGTCCGAGTAGATGTCGCACTCGGTTTCTCCGAACTTGTCGGATTTGACAAGCTGTAAATTCATGCTGTTTCCTCCTTATTGTCAATAAAATATTCGATTGGCACTCCAAAATAATGTGCAAGCGTTACAATCTTATCTAGCTTCGGTACCGCCCTGCCTGTTTTCCAATCAGACAAAGTAGATTGAGATATACCAGTATCTTTACTGATTTTGTAAGCAGTAACTCCGCGCTCTTGTAACAGTTGCACAAACTTCTTGTACATAACGCCCCTCCTTTCGTGCAAATACACTATTGAAAATACTTCGGAATTGTGATATACTACTAATATCCCAATTAATCATATATCAACGGTTGGATTTTCCTGAGTGCTTTGCTTTTTACAAGTATATGATACTACGTTTTTTACGATTAGTCAATAGCAAATGCTTGGTTTTTTACAAGTA